GAAGGTTAGATGGCAGAAGAGATGGGGATTTAAATGCGGCACAGCAGGAGGCGCTAAGGGATAGTTTCGATGCCTTGATGGAAATAGAGATGGCCCGAAAGCAGTTCGCGGCTAACTTAAGACTATCGAGGAGAGATATCGACTTAGGCACTTCTGCTGGTTTCTCTTATGGAACGGACCGGGATATATATGGGAGTTTAGGCTATCCTGCGTTCTTGAGTTATTCGATATTTGATTCATGGTATCGAAGGGACCCGATTGCAAAGAGGGTGATAAACGCCCCAGTTGACGCAACTTGGAGTCCTCCCCCTACGATAAGTGAGGACGATGATCCTAAGGAAACCACATTCGAAAGGGAAATAACGGATCTTATAAAAAGGACCAAGTTATGGAGGAACATACGACGTGCGGACCGTATGTGTGGTATCGGTCAATACTCGATTCTGTTCTTGGGGTTCGCGGGAGACCGTGCGTTAACCGAGGAACCATTCGGGGAACTGGCCTACATAAAACCTTTTCCTGAAGGGTCCGCACGCATACTTGAAAAAGTTAAGGACACGAGGAATCCTCGGTTTGGTGAGCCAGAACTTTATGATATTGACATACTGGACGTAGGAACAGAAACTGTTCACTGGTCCCGAGTTATTCACATCGTCGAGGACCCCTTCGAGAGTGATGTGTTAGGCATGCCGCGGTTAGAGTGTGTCTTCAATTATCTTATCGCCATGCTGCAAGTGGTCGGGGGTTCGGCGGAAGCGTTCTGGCGGGTAGCGTTCCCAGGCCTCGCGTTTCTGGTCGATAAGGAGGCCCAGGCGGGGGCACTTACCGAGTTCATGGAAAAAGTCGACAAATTCGTCCATCAGCTCCAACGTTACATTCGTTTGAGAGGAATGGAAGTTAAACAATTGGATCCAAAGATAGCGGATCCCAAATCTACAGTTGACGTTCTGTTCCAGCTGATTTCCGCGGGGTCCGAAATACCGAAAAGGCTTATCTCGGGCTCTGAAATGGGGGAACGGTCTTCTACGCAGGACCGTTTGAATTGGAGCAACAGAATAGGGGAACGCAAAACAGACCATGGCGAAGAAGGCATAATTAGGCCGTTAATAACTCGGCTTATCAAGTTTGGGGCGGTAACCTCCCCCAAAGAAGGCGAAGACGCGTATACGGTCAATTGGCCGCCCACTTATCTTCCCGATGAAAAGGAAGAGGCCGAGACCTCCAGGCTGCGAACTCAGACGGTCGCAGACTATGTCCGCGCAGGTCTTGAGTCGGTGTGGCCCAGAAAGACTTTCTTTATGGATGAACTCGGTTATACGGCTGAGGAAGTGGATGCGATGGATGAGTTATTGTATGAGGAGGAGGACGAGGAGAAAGACTTTAATGACCAATATAAACAGGATATGGCGGATGACCTGGATGAAGAGGACCGCGATCAAATAGAGGACGAAAATGATAAAAAAGCCGAATAAATGTTGTGACGTCGGAAGTTATAAGTGTCAAGTTCCGATGCCCATAAATGGTCGAATTCAAGGCATAGACCTTTGCATAGCTGACATTGTAGCGGCATTAAACGCGGCGAACATACCGACCGTGGCATCGTGCTGCGGGCACGGAGAGTTCGAAGGCATCATATCATTAGAAGATGGTCGGCGCTTAATCATTAAACGAACACCGAGAAAATAATGCCCATCCCTAAACCAAGAAAGGGCGAGACCGAAGCCCAATTTATCGGCCGTTGTATGGCAAACAAAGTCATGGTCCGAGAATATCCTCAGGATCAGCGCCTGGCGGTCTGCCACAGTTCTTGGGATGCGAAGAGGGGTAACCGTAATATCTCCGTGGAGAACAAAAGTCCTGCAGCCCATGCCGTGCTAAAAGAGAAGAGAACTCGTGCGAGTGATCCCACCAATACGTTACCTATCAGGAACCGCTTTGCGCGGGCTATGCGTTCTCGATTTGATCGACTCGCTAAGTTGATCCGTAAGGCCGTCTACGAGGAAGACTGCTTCGGCCTAAGAGACCGCGAGAACATGTTCATTCAGGCTGAGATGTTCATGAACGCCGAAACCCCTGGACCGCGTGCCTTCGAGTTCAAGCAATCTGGGGAAAAGATCGAAGAGTTCAGCAAATGGTTGAACGAGGTTATGAACGACGAAGTTCTGGAGGTTACCTCTGCCGCGGACCGTGAAAGGGCCGAGACCTCGATTATGGGGGCACGTAGATGGACCGATGACTACATTCATTCTTCGTATCAACGCGGAGTTGCCGATGCGAGGTCCGATCTTATTAAACAAGGAGTTGACATTCCCGAGTTCGAGGGCATCGATCAACAAGGGCAATACATCGGCACGGCGTTCAACCAAAAGGCACATGTCGACAGATTAGGCGAAGTTTATGCCCGGACTTATTCGGACCTAAAAGGCATAACCTCAAATCTGGACACTCAGATATCGCGTATTCTCGCACAGGGCTTGGCAGATGGGGACAATCCTCTCAAGTTGGCGAGGAAGTTAAGAAAGATCACGACTGGCGATGGGAAGGACCTCGGCATTAAGGACTCTTTAGGCCGTTACATTCCTGCGAAACGGCGGGCCGAAATGTTAGCGCGGACCGAGGCCATTCGAGCATGTGCGGAGGCAAATTTAAGAGAATATGAAGAATGCGGAATCAAGAAGGTTGAATGGGTCTTTGGAGGCGTTAATTCTTGCGAGTATTGTGAGAGTATGCACGGTCAACAGTTCACAATCAAAGAGGCTCAAGGCATGATACCGGCCCATCCCATGTGCGGTTGCGGTTGGGTGGCTGTCGTTGATGTTCCAGGCGAAGACTTCGAAGAGGGTCTGGATGAAGAGTCCCGAGAATTCAAAGCGGGCGAGAATAAGCAAAGAATATATGATGCGTGGTTGAGGGGCGAAGTTGATCCCGCTAAATTGGCCCAATTGGCGGGGGGCGACGTTAAGGATTCAACGATAAGGGGATGGCTCAATAAATGGAAGCGTGGTCAGGGCCTTCCCGCGGGTAGAAAAGCAGGTGAGGCGCCCACCTCAGCACCTGAACCCAAACCAGAACCGAAACCAAAACCGCGGCCTGAACCGAAGCCTAAACCGAAAACTAAGGTCGCTCCCATACCGGAGTTTAAGTCTAAGTTCGACGACATGAGTGTGAATGATTTGAAAAAGTACTTGAAGGACAAGGGAGTCACATTCAAAGGGAACTTGTCGAATAAGGACCTTGATAGTTATCGAGAAATGGCCCGGTTTCTTGATAGATTTGATCGGGCCCTTCAAGGTAAGAGTCTTAAAGATATCGTTAGAAAAATAGAATTAGGCGATATCGGTGGGGGTTCTGGAGGAACTTATAACCCCTCTACTAAGACCATTACTCTCGACGGCAAGATGTTGGGAAGAAATTTTGATACCAAAATAGGCGGCGGTCGTTGGGGGGTTTCGGATAGTTTGGTTGGTGTTCTCGGTCATGAGGTAGGGCACGGATATTGGGATAAACAGCTGCCCTACAAAGAGAAAAGCAAGTTCAAGAATCTTTATAATAAGTTGGGAAAGGCCTGGTTTAAAAAGAACATAAGCAAGTATGGGGCCTCGTCGTTTGACGAAGCCTTCGCCGAATGTTTTGCTTATTATGTGAAAACGGGGAAAGATTTTCCCGACGCGGAATTAAGCAAGTTCTTTAAGGAAAATATCCCGAGAGGTATGGTGACGGTTCCGAAAGAGGAAGTTGAAAAGCCCAAAGCAAGGACTACTAAATCAACGGCTAAGTTAGGGGAGGGAGACGAATTTTATAACATGGACCGAAACCAGGTCCGAAATTATCTTGAGGATCTTGGGATTGAGGTTACCGGGAACATGTCCCGCGCCAGCCTTTCTTCATGTCAGGAAATGGCTCGTTATCTCGATCGACTCAGCAAAGGAGTCGGAGGAGCAAACGAGTTTGTAAAAAGTCTTGTTTTCGATAAGATAAGCAAAAGGACTTCGGGTCAGTATACGTCAGGAGTCAAAGTAATAGAGTTGAATCCCTCAGTTTTGAGAGACGGCACCAATGTGCAAATAGGCAAAGGTAATTGGGGGATTTCGATGAACTACGTTGGAATTCTCGCTCACGAATGCGGTCATGGATACTGGTATAACTGTCTTAATTCTCGGAATAAGGCTGAGTTTGAAAGGATCTATAACGAAAAGGGGAAGGACTGGTTTAAGAAAAATATAACTGGATATGGAGCAACCCGTATCGAGGAGGCTTTTGCGGAAGCGTTCGCCTATTACACTCTTACTGGGAAAAAGATGCCAGGGGAGTTAAACGATTATTTCAAAAAGATAGTTCCAGACAATTTAATTACTGTTCCTAAGGATAGGGAAGCCCGTGAGGCGGCCCGTGAGGCTGCCAAGGAGGCTGCCAAGGAGAAGGCAAAAACCGTCTCAACCACTACAGGGGAAAAATATTGGAATGAACAACTCTCCAACAAGGCGAAAACTAAATTTAAGAACCTTTATTACGGCAAGTTGGGTAAAGATTGGTTCGAGAAAAATATAGGCGAGGCGTCGTCGGTCGAGGCGGCTTTCGTCAAATGTTTTGATGAGTATCTAAAAACAGGAAAGGGCCTTCCCGATGAATACCTGAATAAGTTTTTTGAGGAAAATATCCTATCCTAAAAGGAGGAAAAATGTTAGTGGAGCCCAAATGTAGCAAACGAAAATGCATTCATTTTCAAGGTGCCCGCTGGTTAGGGGATACCGAGTCAACCGAAGTGGTCTATTGCACGGCATTCCCTGAAGGCATTCCAGATGATATAGCCTACGGTCGCAACTCTCATAAAAAACCCTATGAGGGCGACCACGGAATACAGTTCGAAGAGGAGAAGTAAATTATGAAACGTAACATGGTTGTTTTTTGGCGACTACAAGTCAATACCGAAAAGATAGCTAATGTTGTTCATGACGGTAAGACTTATGCGGTCGCTCCTGTAGTCATTCTTCGAGAGGGCGTTCATAATGGCTCCCTGGGGAAGGTTTATCACTCTCCGGAGGAGTTAGAAAAGAACGTTCAAACGTGGAATGGAATCCCGTTGCCTATCGGGCATCCAAGAAATAACGAGGGCCAATTCGTTTCGGCGAACAGTCCCGAAGTTATTGATATGGTATCCGTAGGCCGTCTTTATCATGCGGAATATCGGACCGGGCCTCCTCGCATAGTGGGGGAACTCTGGATCGATATCGATAAGGCGAACAACATAGATCCGAAAGTTCTCCAGGATCTTAATGCCGGCCATCTTGAGGTCAGCACGGGTATGTGGCACGAGACCTTGGAGTCTACAGGTATGTGGGGGAACGAGGAATATGATTTCATAGCCCGAGATTATCGCCCAGACCACGTGGCGTTGCTACCTGGGGGTAAGGGGGCTTGTTCCTTCGAGGATGGGTGTGGGGCCCCTCGAGTCAACGAGGAAGTCCCCAAAGTCCCTGATGCGGTGAAGGCATTAAAAGAGGAAAAAATCAAGTCCTACGAACTGTCGCATCGAGGAATATTGGATAAGTTGCAACAAGAAATCGATAAAATGGATCGGCCTAACACGTTTCATTTTGTCGAAGATGTTTATGATAACGATTTTATTTATGGCATTACGTCGGCGGAGCCCAGCGAAGTGCCCAAATATTACCGTCGTGGATACAGCATAAGTAGAGACGACAAAGTAGTTTTGGCTGATGAGAATACCCTTGAGGAGGTGGAACGTAATATAACGGTCGAATACTCGCCAGTCACAAACGAACCAAATACGGAGGTAATTATGACCAAAAAGGAAAGAATCCAGGCATTAATCGACTGCCCGAAAAACTCTTTGGAAGAGAAAGATAGGGCCATGCTCGAAAACGTGCCCGACGAAACCCTGGACCTCATGGAGAAGTTCATTCCGGACGAATCCGCGGCCACCGGGAATAAGAATGATCCCGCGCCTGCGACTCCGGCGGCGAACGCCACTCCGGTCCAGCCCACCCCCGCTCCGGCCGTAAACCAGTCTCAGGATCCGGCACAGCCCGTGCAAAAGAATCCGCTCAATATGAACGACTGGTTGGATGGGGCGCCCCCGGAACTCGCGGCCCTGGTCCGCTCTTCTCTGGCGGTGAACGAGAAAAGAAAAGGCGTTTTGGTGAACGAAATCGGCAAGAATCCGCGGAACCCCTGGACCACGGAACAGCTTAATGCCATGCCGATCGAAGAACTGGAACGACTCGCCCATTTCGCCCAGGTTCCGGTGGACTACTCGCTCAACTCCGGCGCAAGGCCCCAGGCGACGAATCCTCTCGAAGGGCTCGAAGTCATGGAAGAACTTCCGGAGTTGACTCAGGACAACGGAGGTAAATAACATTATGGGAACCTTCACGACAAAACAAATCGGGATTATGACCGCCAATGATTTGGCGGACAAATACGAACTGCCGGCGGCCGAAGCATTTTCCCCAGGTCACGTTTTGTACATCACCTCGGCCAGGAAGTTCGCAAAACATGCCGCTGGTGGTCAGCATGTGGCCCCCGTCATCGTCGCCAAAGAAGACGAACTTCGAGGCAATGGTGTAGACGACGCTTATGTGGCAGACAATCAGGCCATGGCTTGGATATGCAAACCGGGAGCAATCGTGAACATGCGTGTTCAGGACGGCCAGAACTTGGCAATCGGCGATTATGTCGAGTCGGCTGGTGATGGGACCATTCGGGTATATGCGGCGGATACATTCTCCGGAGCCGAGGCCGTCAGTGTCTATCCGATGAACATAATCGGTATCGTGATGAAAGCTTGCAACATGTCGAGTTCGTCTACTGTGGACCCGTCGCCCCCGTTTGCGGCCGTCATGGTCCGATAAACAACGAAACTAATTTGGAGGTGAACTAAATATGGCTGGAGTCATTGGACCGCAAATTGAAAACATTCCTTCTGGTTGGCACATGGATGACCCTGCGCAAGTCCATTATCTCGAACCAAAAGACATTAATGGAACTACGCAATTCGTCGCTCATGGTGAACCCGCCCAGATGTTGCTGCAAAGTGGTATGGACCTCAACATTTTGAGGCCGTATCTGGCGCGTAATCCCAAAACAGGGCTTTATGTGCCGTGCGTCAATACCGGCTTTGTAACAAATGCTGACGGGACCAGGCGTCCGCGTGTAAGTCTGGCAGCCAATGCCACACTTCGAACGGACGAATGGAAACAGATCGACCAGACCGTTCTTGAAACCGCAAAACAAAGGCTGCGTTTTTATCTTATGTTGAAGGCCGCCGGGCTTACGTTTCCGTTGAATGATGCGATGGGAACCACAGTTCTCGGGTGGGATAAGATGCAGGACGATGACGGGGACGCCCGCATTACCATGGCACCTGATGTCCCTCCCACTGAAGGCCGTGTGACCTTCGAACGCGAGCATATTCCGATTCCTTTGGTCGTTAAAGGCTTTCGGATGAATATTCGTGAACTTCAGGAAGGTCGAAAACTCGGACAACCTTTGAACACCTTGAATATCGATCAGGCCACTCGGAAAGTCACCGAGGCCGTCGAAAAAATGCTGGTTCTCGGGACCGGAGGCATTACTTACGGCGGGGGCACTCTTTATGGGGCCGCGAATTACGGCTCCCGTATTGGAGGCTCTCTGACCGCGGCTTGGACCGCTTCCGCCGCCGCTCCGGTAACCGACGCCATCGCTATGAAGCAGGCCCTCATTAACACCAACCATTACGGCCCGTATTCTATGCTAATTCCTACCGCGTATGAAACGGCCCTCGACGAAGACTATACCACCAATTATGCCATCACCCAGAGGGAGAGAATCCTGAAACTCGACGGCATTAATTCCATTACCGTTATCGATTACCTGACCACAGGTAACGTTCTGATGATGGAAATGAACAAATCGACCGTTCGTGTGATCGTGGGCTTCGAGCCCCGCACCGTGCAGTGGACCGGCATGGGCGGCCTTTCGCTGTTC